GTGGTGGTTTGCTACGTACACAAAAAAACTACCCCCCTATGCACCTTATATGCAGTAATTATTAGGTTTTTAGCGTTTTATTTATGATTGTGGACTATTTACCTATGTGCCTTACCTTGACGCAACTTATGGCAATTCTGACACAATATACGCAAATTACTTAGATGATGACTACCACCTTTGCTTAATGGAACAATATGATCTACTTGTAATTTATTGCTAGATGTTCCTGCTGTTCCACACCATACGCAATATCTTTGCTGTTTACGTATTATCTTTCTATTACGCCTGTATTCTGCGTCATCATAAGCCGGGTTATGTATTCTATGTCTAGTATCTTTTGGTTGATGTTCTGCACAATAACTTCTACTGTTGTTGTCTGGTGTAAATAATCTACGACACTTTAGACACGGTCGTTGGTAACTGTTCATTTGTTAGTTCTTCATCTATGTCATCTAATATTACTTCATCAAATATCATTTAGCTTGTGTACCCCAACCTAATGTTAAACAACCTATTAATTTTTTATCTATATAAACACCTAAATAATGTTTTGTAAGTTTCGGCATTACAGCTGAATAGTGATAAGTCTGCAATAATTCTATGCAAGTATCTTTATGAATTTCTTTAACTATCAAAACACTCCTTAAAATTTATTTTACCTTTTTATTTTGTTTTTGTTGCCATAGTTCTAAATTTTTTCTTGTACACGCTTTACACCAACTTGTTTTACCACCAATGCCTTGTGGTCTTTTACTAAACTCTTGTGCAATCTTTCTTTCGCCACATTTAGTGCAGCATTTGCTTACCAGCTGTCCATAGCTATCAAATTCTGGTCTTGACTTGCTTGGTTTCTCTCTATCTAATAATTTATCTACTTGCTTATTGTTTTGTATTTCTATATGACAACTTACGCATATATGACTTTTTGCACCCCAGTTTTCATAATCACTACCGAAACCACGTGTCTTTCTATTACAACGCAGACAACGTTTCTTTACTAACTTACCGTGATAATCATATTCAGCTTCAATAATATCTAATGTTGTAAATGTTTCTTGCATTGTCTTTAGTAAGTCTTTAGGTGGTTTTGTTTTAAACCTACGTCTAACACGTTCTGGTAAGCAATATAATCCATATTCTAAGTCTTGTTCCAATGCGTAGCTTAAACAATCTATGTTTACTGGACAATTACGACACATTGTGTGGGTTTCCCAATATTGTTTATCAGTACGTTTATCTGTACCGGGGAAGAATAAGTTTATCGGCATATTGCTGCACAACGCCCTGTTTTGCCACGTCATACAACAATGGTAGTTGATTAGTTTTGTTTTTTAAGTATTTCTTGTGTTTCTTTACTTACTTCAAACTTTAAATTATCAAGCACTTGATTAGATTGTGATGTAATTTCTTGATATGTTGTGCTTAGTAACATTAATATACTTTCACGTGGTAATGAACGTTCTATTGCTAATCCAAGTTGTTTATAATTTTGATATTGAAATATCTGCATATCGTATGTGTTATCTGTATTAAGTCGTATGCAGTATCTTGATTTTGTATTGTCTAACCAATTAATAGAAAAATTCATACCACCAAGACTGCCATTTTTAGCGTCTGGTTCTACTGGCTCACGATCTTGTAGCCAATCGTTCAAACCCATAACATACATTACAAGTTCTTTTACGTCATCATAACCTGCGTTCATATCGCACATACCTTTAGTTTATTAGGTACATTATAGTAGTCGTGTATTTATCCCATTATTTTTGTCATTATCGCAATATTTTGCCAAATTGTTCTAACAAATAACCTACACGCTTGGGTATAGGTTCTTGTAAATAAAATTCTGTTGTTTCTGGTTGTTGTTTAGTTTGCCAATTAAAGTTATAACCACTATTAGTTAAATCGGTTATATTCCACGCAATAATTCTTGTTTTATATTCTGTAACGTAAATAAATAGTTTTTTATCATTAGTTGCTTGTGTGTAGTTTTTATCGTACTTATATTTTTCTATTAGCCACGGATTGTATTCACGTTGCCTAGATTTTATTTCAATTAAGTAATTATCGTTGTAGCAATCGTAATGTTCGTAAATATTTGTTGTTTCTGTAAGCTGTCCAAATACATCTAGCTGATTTAATTTATTAATTATCTCTAATTGTTTCATTTATTGCATTATCCAATATTGCTTTACCAAGTTCTGGCAACACGCAATTATTTAACATTGTACGTTTTTTTGTTTTAGGTATTGCAAATCTATCTAAATTAAATCCACTTCTTTCTGCTTTATACGTCAAATCCCTGTTTCTTATATCTCTATTATCTTTTTCAAAAATAGGTATTTC